TATTGGGTATGGAGTCACAAAAAATTCAATGAATGGCCCACTATCCGGTTCGACATCGCTACTTGGAATTGAATCTTGAAATATGTCGCATTGTAAGATGTTGTGAATTTGTCCCCTTTGAAGGTTAATTTTCTTTTGAATGATACCAAAGCCTGCCCCATCTAATTCAAGTATGGTTTGTTGAGTCAATTCTTCTCTTATCTCATGTAGAACCATCAATTCAACTCCTTCTTTGTTAATTCATGAGCCTTCTTGACTGCTCGCTTGAAACCATTCTTCGCCCATTTGCCCGACTTAAGTTTGTACTTATTCTTAACTGCATCAAAATGCTTTGAATAGGCTTTTTTGTATGGAGACTTTCGCTTTTTCCTAACTTTCTTAGGAGCGGAAGCTGCAGGAACACTATCAACCAATGTTTCTGAAACCATGGCATCAGTTGCTTGAACTTGTGTAATTACTTCACCTTCTTTGATGTAAATGCTAAACGAAGGCTGCTCCTTTAGCAGATAGGCTTGAAATGCCGGTATCGCAACCATGTCCATTGGAATGACTACCTTTTCATCGGCAAGTAACAAACCGGTCAAGGTATGAACTGCAACTTCTTTCCCAACCTCTTTGGCGAGGCTCTTAATCGACAATTCGAACACCTCACAAGTCTTGTTGCTGTGTGAGCATTTCGGTCATGTCGGCTTCGTTAAGTTTCACAGGTTCACCTATAATCATAATGTCGACTTCAAGTGTTCTGCTTGGCATAGTAGTCATCCCAACCGCTGCAACTCCTATGAGCAAATCGGACACGACATTATATCCAGCAGGGTGAAGGTCGGGTGTGCCAAACTCAAGGTCTTGGTTTTGGAAAGTAACTTCGGCTGCTCCTTCTATTGTATCAGTAGTCATTTCAAGAATAGAGATGACATCTGGTGAGCCCAATCCAACTGTTTGTACATCTTCATATGCTGTTGTTGTAGCAAAAAGTTTCAAACTTGAAAATCCGGTACCGGCTTGTCGTAATGAGCGTTGAAAAATACCGTTTTGAGCCACAGGGTCTCTTAGTTGATATCGAATTTCTTTTACTGCAAATCCTTCTTTCTTTACAATATTAACAAAGTCGCTCATGTCAACTCGCCCATAAACAAGGGTTCGTGAACCGTTTGCATCGGTGTCAAATTGTAGTCGGTCTCTCAAAATTAGGTCTCTTGTGCCTTTAGCCATAGGTAAACGTGCACCACGACGGTAAATAAACCCTATTATGAACGGAAGTACAGCCTCGGATTAAATCCTCTTTATTCGAGCACGGGAAAAACAAGGCTTATACACGCAAAGCGGCTCGCTTTTGTTAATGCGAGCAGGTTATCGGGGCTGACAAGCCATCGCAAACAGCACACAAAACAACAAACAAGCAGTTTCGCCTTCGGCTTCAACAAATTTTCCGATAGATATATATCTACAACGGGCATGGGTTGTAATATGGCGATACAAATTAACCATTATGAGACCCCAAAATTATTTTTTGAAGAATTAAAAACGAATTATCCAACTGGACATTACCATAAATCCCATTCGGGTTTGAAATGGTTTTGTCTTTACATTAAAGAATTAAATCTTGAATTAACTTGGTTTAATAAAGAGAATTGGAATGGTGAACTGAATGAGAACTAAAGTAATATCATTGTGTGATGAGACATGGAAACTTGCTCAAGAGATACCCAACTTTTCCCAATGGGTCCGCGCTCGTTTACTTGAAAACGATGAGGCAAGACAACTTGAACAAGCGGAAGCTGAGAGATTCTATGCTGAAAATGGTCGTTGGCCGAGGTGGTATCAATGAAATTCAAAGGTGATACATACCGTCGAGCATTTACCAAATGGCGCGAATTACGCGAACAGGAAATAATTGATTTGAAAAGAGAAGTTTATGAATTACACAAATTAGTTGAATGGTTGTGCCATGAGGTGATTAAAGATGAGTAATGTGTTCATAGATTTATTTTCGGGACTTGGCGGCGCATCAGCAGCCTTTGATCGTGCACCGAATTGGCATGTAATTAAAATTGATAACAATCCTGAATTACTAGACCACAACCGAGGGATGTTTTTGATGGATATCTCAAAAACTGATGAAGTAGTGTATATGATTGAAGCACAACTAGACCAATTGCTTCCAATTGACAAACTCGTAATATGGGCATCACCACCTTGTAATGAATTTAGTTGGGCAAGAGCCGATAGATTAGAGGGTCAATCGTCAGATGATTTCGATTTGACACTTCTTGAGTCCACTCGTCAAATCATAGAACTCTTTTCACCTGATTATTGGATAATTGAAAATGTTCAAGGTGCCATTCCTATCTTTAATGACGAGTTGGAGATGACACCCACTCAGGAAATTGGTAGAACTATACTATGGGGAGATTTTCCTTTGATTCCCATTCATGACCGAGCAAATTTTCGTCATCGAAAGTTATCGGCCAAAGGTTCACGAACATTAAGACCAAACTTTAGAGCCAAAATTCCTTGGGAAATATCTCAAGGGCTATTGTGTGCAATTGAATGTCAGCGTAGCCTCAAAGAATGGATGCCAGTTGAGGAAATTGAAGAAGAATAATAGCGTAAAGCAAACGTTCACACCAAACGATTCTTTCATTTTGCTCTTTGTCGATTGGAGCAACCGGTTCTAACATTCGAACACGCCTCACAACATCAAGGTGTTTCCATTATCAGCAAATTTACGCGGTGGGAATTGTGGCAATATTGGACCGGAAACTAAACCGCGGTTGACTTCAAATCGAATCCAGTCAGGAATTGGGCCGGCAGTTGGAGAGTCACGACCGAAAGCAGCATCATAGTCAACCATTGTCCGAGCAGAACTAACATATCCGCGCAAAGTAGATGTTTCAAGCATTGCTTCGGATTCATCGCTTGAATAATTTAACCAAAAGTTTCTCAAGCCAGTACCGCTAAGCATTCTTTCCGGTCGAATTCCACCATATTTCCACATTGGGAATACTTGACCCACATTGTCAGCAGGTGGTATGGTACGCCCTTGATTCATCAAATTGATACCTTGTGCCACCGATCGCTCACGCATTACACCTAATCCATAACTAACTAAATTGACATTTTTTGATTCTAGAGCCAAATAAATTGAATATGAAATGTTTTCCACGAGTGCCCCAACCGAGCCATGCACTAATGCTGTAAAATAAACAGTCGGCGTATAGAATGAAAAAGTTGGAGTTGCACCTAATTGTTGGTTTGGAAATTGTTCAATGTTGGTGAACGTTTGTTGACCTACGGGCCCAGTTATGGCTTTGAACAATATAGTTTCATTTGCCGCTGACGGGCCACGGTTGCCCAAAACATTTGGAGCCTGTTTTAAGTTCATATCAGAATAAATTATTGGGTATGGAGTCACAAAAAATTCAATGAATGGCCCACTATCCGGTTCGACATCGCTACTTGGAATTGAATCTTGAAATATGTCGCATTGTAAGATGTTGTGAATTTGTCCCCTTTGAAGGTTAATTTTCTTTTGAATGAT